GTCGATTCTGTATTTGACGCGGAACTCAGTTACAAGTTGTTTGGGGCTAATCCAGCTCAGGTCAAAGGCTGAAAAGACGCTTTGGCCGTCTTGGTAAAGGTATTCCGTGCCAGTGATATTTCCTGGAGCGTTGGGTGCCGCCGAAAGATTGCTGATGTCGCGGGTGGTTAGTTTGTTATCGCTTTCAATCGCGTCGTAAATCGTGCTGTTGTATTGCAGCGCGGTTACGCCGTAAATGCCATCTTCGCCTTCGGCAACATTCAGCACGCGGTATTGCTGAGCTTCGATGTCGCTGGTTTGAATCAGCCATATGGCGTTGGCGTTGGGTGCTTCGCTAAATGCGCTGCTGACGTTGATTGTCGTGCTGGAAATGCTGCTGATGGTTTTGGTTTCCACCAAGCCGTTGGGCATCAACACCGAAATTGTTGGGCTGTTTGACAGGTTGACGGTGAGGTTGGTGTTGCTATCAACAGTGATGGCGGTTGTGGTGGCAGAACTGACGCGGCCACTGCGACGTGATCCGGCTTTAAGCGGATCGGCAATGTCGATCACCATGCCGGGGCGCAAGATGATGCCGCTGTCGATTGAGACTGAGAAGGTGACGGTTTCGGTCAGGTTTTGTTCGCTCAGTAGCGCCCATTTACCCGCCCGATGCGCTTGGCCTTGGCTGTAACAACCCAGCGCCTTAATGTCCTTGTTAATGATGCCGTATTTGGCTACAGCTTCCGCATCTTCAACATATTCGTATTCAACTTCGCCCAAGGTGTCGTAGGACTGCCAAGCAACAGTGGCGACCGTGTGACGTGCCTTTTGCGATGATCCGCTATACGCAAAAATGCCATCAACAACGTTGCTTGGTCCAAGTAAATATTGGGAATCGGTTGGTTTGTCCTGTTGCAGCACCAGCGAACCGGCGCCGTAATAGGCGATGCCACGAAACAGGCTGGTCATCTCTTGGATGACGTTGTAAACCTCATCGCGGCTGTTAATCAATAAGTTGCAAGCGAAACGAGGCTCCAGTCCGCCTTTGCCGTTATCAACTAACTCGTTGCAGTATTGACTAATCGAATAAAAGTCATAGCGGTCAAGGCTGCTGGCTGGAACGCTGGCGCCGTACCGGGTGTTCGTGAGCAAATCCCACAGACACCAAGCTGGGTCGTTGCACCAAGTCGCAGCGCCAAAAGTTCCATCCCAGACGCCTGCGTAAGTGACTCGCCCGATGTGGGTTGTGGTGTCAACCGTGGCGTTACTAGGCAACTGAATTTTGATGCCGCGAACTAGATATTTCCGTGGCGGGATGCTGTTGAAATCACGTGCATCAAAACGAAGGCCGACGAGTGCGCTGTTTGGGTAGCGCAGTTTTTCGTCAATAATTTCTGTGTAACTTTGCCAGTAGGTTTCGTTTTGGCGTTTTGCGGAGGATTCGTCGCCACTTAAGCGGATAATCCGAACATCAACGGGAAACGCTCCATCGAAACCAACGTTGTAATCGCGCTGGTAAGAGTTGTTTGTTTTGCCGCTGATCGTGTCCGTCAGAACATCTGTGTAACCACCACCGTTGTATTGAATTTGGATTTTAAGTTCAACACTATGGCCGACAATATCGCCGTCGTCTTCAATAATTTGCAGAGCTGGAACTTGAACAGTTACGCGCACGCGGTCAACATCGGTATCGGTGACGGTTCTTGTTATCGGGGTGTTGTAAAAAAGTTGAACGCCAACGCTCTTTTCTGATTCCGCGCCTCCTGTAAAACTTGCAATAGCGGCTTGGGATTGAGTGCCATTGCGGGTGGTGACTGTATAGCCGCGAAAGTTATCGTTTCCAGCAGCATCTACAACGGGCGTTCCATCCAAATAAATACTGTTGGCGCCATTGTCTAGACCCTGAATTTCACCTTCGCTGAGTAGATCCAGAACATTTGCGTACTGAATTGATTGCAGCGAGTCGTCAGCTTCGGTTGGTGTACGAGACTGACCGCCACCACCACCTTTGCCACCACCGCCGCCACCACCACCAGCGCCAGCGATGCCAAGACCAAGGCCGGCATTGTGAACGCGAACACCGTTGGCAATAAAGGTGTGGTGACCTTCGACGGTCAGGTTGTAAACCGTGCCAGTGCAGAACTCAGCCTTGCCGACGATGGGGCGGAGGTGGCCGTTGGCATCAACGAGGCAGTCGTCAGAACCGAGAGTGTCGATTTCGACGAAGGCATTGAACTGGTTTAGAACCCAGTGGTTTGGGGTGGCATCAAGATGCTGTCCGCCCCAGAGTGTGTAACGGATGACGCGCTCACCTTCATGCTCGTGAACCTTGAGGATCTTGGCTTCGTGGACTTCGCCAGTGTGATCAAAGCTCAGAACCAGATCGTTCGGCTGTAGTTCATCAATGCGGCGTTGGCCGCCCGGAACGTTGATGAGCGTATGGCCAAGGAAGCAGCCGCCACCACCGCCGCCACCAGAACCTTGGATCATTTGAATATTCCGAGTCATTAGCTCTTACGGGAACGGAAGTAAGCGGCGAAGAATTCCTCTTGGACTTGTTGCTGACTCTTGGTTGCACCATTACCGGTGCTTTCAACATCAAGGCCGCTGGAAATCACAGCCGAACCAATAAAAACACGACCGTAGGCAATGGGAACAGGCAAGCCTTGTTTGGCGGTATTGACAATCCCACTGAAACTGAACGATTCAAGCTTTGCGGCTTCGCGCCCACGTTCAAACGGGGAAGTTGATTGCACCGGAGCTGGCGAAAGCGATTGCGCGATGCCTCCAAGAACAAGGCTGGCGCCGATACCAACAACAGCGGTGCCAACCGTTCCGATGCCCATGAATCCACCCAAGGCAACACCAGCAGACGCAATACCACCAGTAACGATTGCCAACGTTATTAGGCCAATGCCCGCAAAAATCTGAGCTGCGCCTTCACCAGCACCAACAATTACGGGCGTAATGCTAAATACTTCGCGCTCGCTAAATGGAGCGGCGATCAACATTGCATTCTGTTCGGTAACTTTTTCTTTCCCGATCGTCACCCGATAACCAACACCTTCTTTTTCGCTATCAATTAACCACTTTTCTAAACCCGGAAAATTAACGCACAACGCTTTCAAAACCTGCGCGGGCGTATCGGCTTCAAACTGGAAACGGCATTGACCCAGCTTTTTGCGGAGTGCGCCGTAGACCTTAACGACTTTCATGCCGCAGGACTCGGGCGGTGCTTTTCAGATAATAGCCGCCAAACACGTCTCTACTACTGAGCCGGCCTTGGATGTGATGCAGGATTAGTTGATCGCCAAGGTAGACGGCTGCATGGTTTGGCAGAGGCGACTGCAGTTGCATCAGGATTGCGTCGCCGTACTGCAGTTCCTCCAGCGGGATCGGGTAAAAACCTTCGTTAGCGAAATTGTCTAGGTATAAATTCTCTCCTCGTAGCCAAAACTGATCGCGGCGGTCGTAGTCGCGCAGGTTCAGGCCGAATTCGCGGTTGTACCAGTCTCGACAAAGCGTGTAGCAGTCCACCACGCCAAACATGAACTCGCGCCCCACATAGGGCAGCTCAAAGCCTTCAGGCTCGCAATAACCCCATTGCTCGGTCTGCGGGTTGACGACGTGCCAAGGGAGGCCAGATTTTTCGCAGGCAACGCGGTCAGCTTGAGATGGGGCGTGGTTGGTCTTCGGGTGGCTATGCACAACGGCGACGATTTCGCCCTGCTCTTCCACGGCGGCGTAGTCAACGGGATCCAAGACGAAATGCTCGTCTGGTGTCTCGGCCATATTGCGGCACGGAAAATACCGTTTGCGACCTTTGACCACCGCCACCAGCCCGCAGGATTCCTTGGGAAACTCGGTTCTGGCGTGTTCCAGTGCAGCAGCCTGTACGGCTTCGGATAATTTCATTGCGTCAGACCAGCGCCGGGGAAAGATCCAAAGGGCAACTCGGCGGTTTCACCGAAACGCAATTTGCAGGAACTGAGGCGCTTGCCGCATTTATCGGCTGCCAAGGTGCCAACGCTGTTGTCATTAATGTCCCAGTAATTGCTGCCGGTGTAGCCGCATTCGGTGCTGCGGTATTTCCACTGACAAATATTGGCAATGATTTGGCGCTTGGGAATCATCACGCCAGCAAGGTCGAATTTGCTTGCCAACTCAAAGCTCACCGAGTCGCGGTTTTCGCTTGCCTTCCGGTCCACGTACCAGATCTCGTCGGGAAATTTGGCGTGGGGATCTGCTGCAGTCTCGCCGTCAAGGTATTTTTTCAGGGTGCGGATCCGCTTGACCGTGGCGCCACCCAAATCGTTGCCGGGTGTGGTGGCGTTGACCAGAAGCAACAACGTGGTCATGGTGCCATCCAGATTGCTGATGGTCAGCGTGGGGCGCGGCAGGGTGCCTGTGTTGCTGTATTCAAAGCCCTCGGCCTTAACAGGTAGGCGGGTGTAAGTATTGCCGTTCCAGACGATGTTGCCACTGATATTGGCGTTGCAGCCGTTGTGCCAACGGTAAGTGTCGCTGCTGCCGTGCAGGGTTGTGTCCAGCGTCATCTCAAACAGTTCAATAATGGCGCTTGGTGCCAGTGCGGCCAGCTCCTCGTAGACGCTGCTAATCGCCGTCCAGACAACCGTGCCA